AAAACGGTGGCAGAAACAGGCTAAAAAGGTGTGATTTTGGCTAGATTTTTATCTGTAGGTCGAATTTTGCCAGGAATTCCTCTGTGGAGGGGTGATCTATGTTGCCCGCCCACTCGATGTCCTTGGGCTTGAACCAGCCCTTGGGTATCACACGATGGAACTGAACGTCCTTGAAGTCCTGTAGGCAACGCTTGGTCTGATTCATCCAGTTGCCGTAGAACGTGGCCTCGTCGTTTTTCTTCTTGTAGTTGCGTGTGTCACCGAATACATTATTCAGTGTAAACCTTTTTCCTTGATTGTGCCCTTGATAATCAAAACCCAGTATGTAGATCTCTTTGAAGCCGTGCTCGCAAGCCATTCTCAATGCTGTTGGACCCGAGCTCCAACCCAGGCTGGGTTTGAACCAGTTCACATGATTCAGTATCTTGGGGTGTTTGTTGTACTGTGCGTTGAAATTTGACCATACTTTATTATGTACCATGTAGTCGGTCTCTGCTATCTCGAACACCATTTTAGGATCTACTGCTATCAGGAAGTGTGGTCTGTGTGTCCTGTACACGGCGTTACAGGCGAATACCGTGCCTTTTTCCTTGAGATCGTTGAGTTCGATGCCCCTACGGCTTTCTCCGTTGCCTAGTACGAATGCTATGGATGACATTATAACTCTAAGTTATCTGTGCCTGCGGGTTGTCCGTACATCTTTTGGACGAATACCGCTTCTTCCTTCTGTTGGGCCTCGTGTGCTTCAGAGGCCAACCTCATAGAGTTGATCTGCTTGAGTGTTAATCTCGTCTTCCTGGTGTCTTCACTGTCCAAGATCGAGATATCGTTCTCGGGTTCATAGGTCTTGTCCTGCTCAAACCCGTCTGTGCCGTATGTGAAGAATTCAAAAAGTTTCATTTTGCGTATTTAACCTTAGACGGTGCCTCCGCCACCTGTGCCGCCCGGTGTTGATCCGCCGCCGCCTGGTGCCTGTCCCGGCTGTCCTGGCTGTGGTGATCCTGGTTCTGGTGCCTCGGCGTCTGCTGTTGGTTCCTCGAATTGGTCTAGGTCCGTGCTGATGCCCGACTGCGTGACTCCGCCAGTCCTCAATTCATTGTTCTTGGTCTGTTTCTTCTGTGGCACGTTGTTCTCTTCGGCCCAGAGTTCTGCATTCCTAGCCATCTCTTCTTCTGTTAGTCCTAGATATCTCTTCAGCGCGAATCTCTTACTCATGTAAGGCAGTTCCGCCACCTGTGTGAATGTGCCCACTCTCGCTTGGTCCATCTCCGTCTGTCTGTACTGCGCGAAGTTCTGTGGTGGGTTGAGTTTTATCTCGAACATGCTGTTGTCGATGTTGTAGCCTTTGGATTTGATCCACAGTTTGAATTCCTCATCGAACGTTCCGGCCAACATCGATTGTAGTCTGGCACAATACTTGTTGAATCTCAGTTCCTGTATGTAGGCCGTGCCAACCCTACCGTCGTTGTACTGTTGCTGTCCGTCTTCCGCTCCTGTGGGTAGGTATGAACTCGGTATCCTCAACCCCCTGAACAGTTTGTTTGTGAAGTATCTTAGGTCATCTATCTCGCCTAGGTTAGTACCGCCCGGTAGTGTGTCCACCTTAGAACCCCTACCTTCTGCCGTCTGTGGGAAGAAGTAGTCCTCGTTGATACTCATTGGATTGTATGTGGCGTCGATGAAGTTGGCTCCACCCGATGCGCTTGGTATCCTTCTCTGGTTGATCTCGTTTTTCACTCTCTCCACGAACTGCATGGCCAGGTGTGTTGGCATGTTACCCACGTCGATGTAGAACACTCGTCTCTCAGGTGCTCTCTGTACCCTGTAGATTATGATGGCATCTTCCAATAATTCTTTCTGTTTGTAAACTTTGAAAACTTGTTCTAGAACTGATTGTCCAAAAGGGAACAGGTTGTCCAATCCATCCGACATTGACATGTGTATGACATGTTCAGCATTGATGTTGTAGGCGTTCATGGTCTTGTAGAACCTACCACCTGACATTCCACCTGCGAATCCACTCATGTTTTGAGTTGCCCCTGCGTTGGCGTAGCTCGATCCATATGCGGCCGTGCCACCACCTGTGGTTCCACCTCCACCATAGGTTTGGTTGGGTGTGATCTGTGTTGCTGATAGTCTCTGTAGGTTGGGGTTGATGTCTCTTATGACATACTGTTCAGGTTTCTTGCCTTCAGACTCGTTCACCACAATCCTGTCCACCTTGGCGTTGTCGATGTACAACCACTTCATGGTCTCCGGATCCCTCACGAAGAAGCAGTCTCCGTACTTCAACGCATTTCTAAAAATTCTAAATATTCGTTTGCTAAACTTATTGGCCTTGGTCCATTGCTGTAGGGCCTTCTTGAGAAGTTTCACTTCGTGTTCTGTTGTCTCGTCTTTGAACACTATGTCAAACGGTGTTTCGTTCTCGGTGTTCTGTTGTGTGGAGAATTCCGCAAGTATGTCTAACGCCGCGTTGATCTCCGAGTCCGAATCCATCTGGTCATACTGGAAGTACCTCTGTATCCTGTTGGGGTGTCCGGTGTACACGTCCGGCAAGTAAGAACTGTAGTTCCTCTTGGCGAAGTTGGGCACCTTCTCGCCTGATATGGGAGAGAGGTTAGCGTCTTTGAAGTATTTTTTCCAAGCCATACTTTATATTACAATCTTTTCCTCATTTAAGCAACCTAAACTAGGCCCACTTGATTACGATCCTTGCGTGCCGTGGTCTCAACAGCCTTCAATGCCCTGCTTTCCACCGCAACAAGCGTATTTACGCCGTTTACCATATTCGCAAGTGCCTTGTTGGCGTTGTTGAGCTCGGTGGTCATGGAGGTCATCTTGGCCTCCAGCGCCTCAGTGTTGAATGTGTTCTTGAGATCTTGGTTGGCGGTCACAGTTGACTTGGTTCCAGCGGTGACCAATTCTGGTCCTCTTTCGCCTGTCAGATACATTTTCCCAGCGTCCATACCGCCGCCGTATGCTCTTTCGCCACCAAACATACCACCGACGTACTGACCTGCCATCGATCCTAAACTTGCACCTAGTAAAGCACCTCCCGGTCCGCCAATTAAGCCTAACAATCCGCCTATGCCTGCTCCCACAAGACCACCTATGCCTGCGGCATCGTCTGATTTGTCTTTGTTCATCAGTTGTCCTGCGCTTGAACCGACTCCTATCGCGGCTCCTATTCCTGGAAGTAGTCTAGTTGCTCCGAACCTTGCCGCTCCCACGGCTCTCTTGCCGCCTTTGCTTCCAAATAAGTTGCCAAACATTCCGCCTGATCCCAATCCCGCGGCCTTCAACGCTCCCAATGTACCCGTGAACACGACTGCTGTCTGTCCCGCCTTGTCCAATAGAAACTTACCTGCCAACACACCTGCGATTGCTGTTCCTGTCAGCGCCGGTACTTGTGCCAACCCGGCCACCAAACCACCAACCCCTTTCATCAGGAATTGTGTTGCCTGTGACAGTCCACCCAGTGCCGGGCCAAAAGACGCTAACAGTCCCGTCTCTATCTGTTGGAACTGTCCTGATATTCTCTTGCTGGCGTCCTCGAATGTTGTCAAGCCCTGCGTCAATCTGTCTGCTGTCTCGCCCTGTTCTGCGAATATGCTGTCAACGTCCACGATCCTTCTGCCCAGGTTAATAACGTCTCCTTGTAAAGCCAAGAACTCTACTTGTCCTGTTACAGTGGCCTTCCTAAATCTGTCCACGCTGGCACCCGCCGCATCTCGCAATCTTGAAAGTGCTGTCTCACTGTTGATTGCTCCTGAAATTAAATCCTGTACCACCCCACTTGCCTGAGGAATGTTCTGAATTAGTGCTAATGCTGATTCAGTAACTGGCACGCCCGCGTTTGCTATAAGGTCCTGGAACCCTTCGTTCAAACCTGGTGCTATGTTGCCCACGCTGGCCGCGAATGTCTCCAATCTCGTCCTGGCGCCGTCCGTGGCTCCCTGTAGGAATGCCTGGAACTTGGCGTTGCTCTGTTGTTGTTCTATCTGTGCCCTGAGTTCGTCCCTCTGCGCTCCTGTAAGTCTGGCCAGTCTGTCCAGTTCCTCCGCGAAACGTATGGCACTAGATATCCTCTGTTGATCCGTCATCCTGGAGAACATGTTGGTCCTTCTCTGTCTCTCTAGGTTCAGTAGTAGTGTTTCGTTGACCTCGTCCACGGTGAACCCCAGTGGTGCCAATCTTTGTATGCCTACATCTCTTACAG